GCAGCCGCTCGTCAATGACAGCGATGTCTCGACCCTGCCGCCGAACCTCATCGTTCTGTTCTCGGCGGTGGAGCTGCTGCAGCGCGACAACGCCAAAGACGCGGAGATCAAGCTCCAGAAAGCCAATGAAGCGATGCGCCGTCACCGGGTGCGGCGGTTCTCCCACAAGCGCCGCCCCGAAGCGATCGGCGCGGGCGGCGGCGATGCGCAGTCCCGGTCGAGCCGCTGGCCGACACTTGGTCTCGATTACATCCCGCCGGGCTATGACAAAGGCCCGGGCTCTCCCACCTAGGGGGCGTCGATGCCGAGGGTGTTTTCGGTCAACAATTTCGACGGCGGGCTCGATGTTCGCAAAACCGTGTTGACCGCGCCGGGCGGGACTTTGCGCCAGCTCGAAAACGCCTTCGTCAATTCGGGCGGTGAAATCGAAAAGCGCATGGCGTTCGCAACCGTGGCGACGTTCGACATGACGACCGTGCCGCCGCCCTACGTTTTCGGGCAAGCGGGTGCGATCCATGTTTTCGGCGTCGGGACTGCGCCGGTCGTCACTAATATCAACTGCCCTGTACCGATCATCTCGCACGCGTTGGTCGGTGGACCCGAGCAGATCAATGAGCTGATCGATTGCGAAGCCTTTGACGGCAAGTTCTATGTCTCGGGCGTCGGCGCGTCGGGCACGACTTACAACTGGTATGATGGCGCTCTCGTGAAGGAAGTCGATGGTTCCTATTCACACGGCACGTTCGCGCGTGCCTACAAATCGAAGATGTACAGGATTGACGGAAAATATCTTCGCTTCTCGGGCGTTAACAATCCAGCCGTCAACGATCCGTCCTCGACCGCCAATCCCGGGGCGGGTTTCATCAATATGTCGATCAACGACCCCGACGGCGAGAACCTTCAAGCGATGGAGGTTTACTACAATGACATGGCGGTTGCGGCGCGATTGCTGACGCAGATTTGGTCCCTCGATCCCGATCCGTCCAACGACACGATCAGCCAGATGCTGCGTATCGGCACGATTGCGCCGAAGAGTATGATCCAGTTCGGCACCGGCGACGTGTTGTTTTTGTCCGATAGCGGCGTCCGCAGTCTGAAAGCGATGAACATCAATCTCGCGGCGGCGGTCTCCGATGTGGGCTCCGCGATCGCCCCTTTGTTGATAGCCGCGATCCTGGCTAACCCTACCGCTGCCGGTGAGGCGCGAGCGGTCATTCAGCCGATCCAAGGGCGCTATTGGCTGCATCTGAATGGCACGATCTATGTGCTCTCCTATTATCCTGCCGCCAACATCACGGCTTGGTGCACCTTTATTCCCGATCCCGGTTACAGCGATTTGCTGGAGATGATTATTGCGTATCAGTACGTCTTCACGTTCGACGCGCGCGGCAATCTCAAACTCTATGGCGGGGCCGACGGGAAGACCTACGATTCTTGTACTGTAACCATTATCACCCCGCATATGCATGCCTCGGGTCCGACCGAGAACAAGCGCATCAGCGCTGTAGACGTGATGTGCCAGGGCGCTTGGTCGATCGAAATCGGCATGCTTCCCAATAACACAAACGCCTACGAGCTGGTCGCCAATGTTCAAGACAACACCTTCGGCATTCAGAATATTCCGTTTGCCGGATACGGCACGCACATCGGCCTACGTCTTATCAATCAAGCTGCTGGTCCTGCTCTCCTTGCTGCTGTCCATCTGAACCTTCAAGAGGGCTTCACCAAAGGAGGACCAAGTTGATGCCCGTTGTCCGTGAAATTTCTCCCTGCGAAGCTGCGATCCATCACATCGTGATGAACCTTCGCGATTGCGACCGCGCCGAAATCATGGCGCTGCGCTGGGACGACGATCTCGAAGGCTTGAGCGCCGAGGTCGCAGGCTTCGCCGGTCCGATGTGGCGCATCTGGACGGTGGACGACGAGCCTGCCTCGATCATGGGGATCACGCCGATCCGCCCCGGCGTCGTCATGGGTGGAGCGTTCGGCACGCCGCTGTGGCGCTTTACGGCACCGCGCATGCTGCGCTGGGGCTGGCGTTGGGCGATTCCGCGTCTGCGCGCGGCGGGCGTGCATCGCGGCGAGAGTTATGCGCTTGCCTGTAACACCGAGAACCGCGCGTTCATCGAAGCTGCAGGCGGTGAAGTCGAAGCGCTGCTTGAAGGCTATGGCCGCAACGGCGAGGATTTCCTGCTTTACCGATGGAGATTTCAAGATGTGTCTCAGTGCTCCTCGACAACAGGCCCCCGCGCAACAGGTTTACTACAAGACGGGAACGACCCCGGGCGGCGCACAGATGGGGGCGTCGGGCGGCGCGATTTACGGCGATCCCGGTCTCCCGCAAAGTGCCATTGACGCCGGGATCACGACGACTGCCGGGTATCAGGTTTATGCGCAACAGCAGATCGCGGACCAGCAGATGGCGGCGCAGAAGGCGATTGCCGATCAGCAGAACACCTACAATCAGCAACAGCTCGCCGCGATGCAGGCGCAGCAGGCGCAGCAGCAGCAGGCGGCACAGGATCAGGCCAATCGGCAGACTACCTACGATCAGGGCCGCGCGGCGAATTTGAACGCGGCGAGTCAGCAGATCAATGACGCCTTCGCGGCGTTCACGCCGGATTATTTCAATCAGTACGCTCAGAGCTACACGAACCAAGCGGCTGATCAGCTCGCCTATCAGCGTCAGCAAGCCGACCGCACGATGAATTACGGGCTAGCCCGGCAAGGGTTGTCCGATAGTCAGGCCCGCGCCAACGCCACGGGTATCCTCGACGAGACGCAGGGGCGAGCGCTGGCGGACCAAATTCAAGCCGGGCAATCCCAGGCGGCTCAGCTTCAAAGCCAGGTCTCGCAGGCCAAGCAGGGGCTCCTGGGGCAGGTCCAGAACGCTGGCGCGATTGCGCCACCGATAGCGGGCGCGACGATGGGCGACGTGACTGGCGCATTGCAGACCCAGAACAACGCGATCTCGGGCATCGCGGGCAACGCCGGGAATCTCATTGCTTCACTCAAGGGCGTGCCGACCGTGAGCGGGCTCGGAAATATCTTCTCGGGCGTGCTCGGAAATCTCGGGAGTTACTTAGGCGGCGCGCAGGCACAGAACCAGACGAATGCTTTTAACACGTTGTCAGGGACAAACCCTAACGCTGTCAGGTGAACATAGATGTGCGATCCAGTTGTCACGCCGATTCTTGCCGCCGTCAGCCTGGGCACGTCGATCTATGGCGGGGTGCAGCAGGCCAACGCGCAGCGTAGTGCGGCCAATGCGATTGCGCAGCAGAACGCAGCCGACATCGCGGCGCAAAACCAGGGTTTCACTCAGCGCATGGAAGCCACGCAGGCGCAGACCCAAGCTCAGCAGCAAGCCTTTCAACAGACGATCGCGAACCGGGCGCAGATCGCGGACACGATGCGCCAGCAGCAACAGGGCGCGTTCCAAGCAAACCAGAGCGTTCTCGGGGCGGAAAATACCCAGCAGGAGGCGCTACGCGCGGTTGGCGATCAAGCGGCGCAAAATCTCTTGTCACAGACAAGCGCGCCGCAGCTCGCCCAGTCTCAGAGCGATTATCAAACCCAGGCTGCGAACATGCTCGGTAATGCCAACGTCCCGGCCTTGACCGCGCAAGGCCCTAGCTCGGGCGTCAACGATCCGGCGACGAACGCAGCCTTGGCGCGGCGCACGGCGGAAGCGGCGGCGAATATCCGGCAATATGGGGCTACGGCTGCGAAAGTCGGCAGCTACAATGCGCCGCTCAATCTGATCGGCAATGCGATCACAAACACTCAGACCGGCATCATGCCTGCCGCAGCGGCTTCGCAGCTTCTGCAATCCGGTTCGAATTTAAGGCTGGCACCGTCGCAATTGCTGTGGACGCAGGCAGGCCAATACGGCAATGCGGCAGACTTGGCGGCGCAATCGTCGGGGCAGAATGCGCTCCAGCTCGCCAGTCTCAAATACAACAATGCAACGCAGCTTGCCGATCTGCAGCAATCCGATACCGAGCGCGCAGCACAGAATGCCGCAAATCAGGCAGCGGCGAATGCAGCCTATCAGCAGCAGATGGGCCAAGTGATCAGCGGGATCGGGAATATCGGTTCTTACGCGACAGGCCGTTACGGAACATTGCCGGGCTTCTTGGATAAATATCCAAATACAACAACACCGCCTCTGCCTGCCGGTACAGCCAACTTGCCCGCTTTTGCGTGAGGGACGCCGATGCCGTTCTTGAACACAGGTTCATCATGGGATCAGGGGCTGAACCAGCTCGGTCAGATGCTTTTTCCCGATCCAAGCAGTATTGCGCAAGCGGGTTATCTCGGTGCGCAGACACAAAACATGCGGCTTCAAT